TGCTATTAAATTAACACCAGAGATGCTACTACCACATAAAACTCATAGAAAAGACGGAGGAATGGTGTATACTCCAGAAATAATTGATATATTTGAGGCAGCATAATGGCAGTAGAAAAACCAATAGGATTTATACCAGAACAAGAACAAGCTATCGAACAAATGATAGAAGTTGAAGGTAATAATTTTGCTGATGATTTAACACCTAATGTTGAAATGATGGAAGATGGTTCTGCTCTTATTGGTGAACAAGAGCAAGTTATTACACCATCTTTTGACATGAACATCGCAGAAGTTTTAGATGACGACACTCTAAACATTATATCTAGTGAGTTACGTCAAGCATTTGAAGACGATAAAGCATCAAGAAAAGACTGGGAAGAAACATATAAAAAAGGATTAGATCTTCTTGGATTTAAATATTCGGAAAGATCACAACCTTTTCAAGGTGCGAGTTCCGTGACACATCCTATGTTGTCAGAAGCAATCACACAATTTCAAGCACAGGCATATAAAGAATTATTACCAAGTGGTGGACCCGTAAACACACAGATATTAGGAAACACTTCAATACAAAAAGAAGAACAAGCTCAACGTATTAAAGATTTTATGAATTATCAGATTACGTATGAGATGGAAGAATATGATCCCGATATGGATTCACTGTTATTTTATCTACCACTATCAGGTTCTGCTTTTAAAAAAGTTTATTACGATGACGGATTAGGAAGAGCTGTATCTAAATTTGTACCGAGTGATGATTTGTATGTACCTTATCAAACAACAGACTTTCCTTCTTGTGAAAGAGTAACACACGTTATTAGAAGAACTAAAAATGATATAAGAAAAATGCAAGTAGCTGGTATGTACAGAGATGTAGATTTATCTGTTCTTAATAATGAAACAGCACTGCAAGAAGAAGAAGCAAGACTTTCTGGTATTAAAAAAAGTTATCATGATGAAGACTATCAATTATTAGAGATGCATGTAGATTTAAATATTGAAGGTATTGACAGTGAGGATGGAATTAAAGTTCCTTATATTGTAACAATTGACGAGGGCTCATCAAATATTTTATCTATATATAGAAACTACGAACAGCAAGACGAGAGACAAAAGAAACGTCAGTATTTTGTTCACTATAAATTTTTACCTGGTTTTAGTTTTTATGGCTTTGGTCTTATTCACATGCTCGGTGGTTTATCAAGAACGGCAACTGCTGCACTTAGACAACTGCTTGATGCAGGAACATTATCTAACTTACCTGCTGGTTTTAAAGCTAGAGGACTGAGAGTTGCAGATGATGATACACCTCTACAACCTGGTGAGTTTAGAGATGTAGATGCACCTGGCGGAAGTTTACGAGAAGGATTAGTTCCTTTACCTTACAAAGAACCAAGTGGTACATTATTTCAACTACTAGGTTTTTGTGTAGAAGCAGGATCTAGATTTGCTGCTGTTGCTGATCAAAAAGTAGGAGACGCAGCTCAAGCTGGAGCACCTGTTGGAACAACAATGGCATTGATGGAACGTGGTGCGAGAGTCATGAGTGCCATACATAAGAGATTACACTACGCACAAAAAATAGAATTTAAATTATTAGCTAAAATTTTTGCAGAATCTTTAGATCCTCAGTACCCTTATGAAGTTGGCACTGAACAAATACAAGGTTTAAAACAATCTGACTTTTCAAGTGATATTGATATTATTCCTGTATCAGATCCAAATATTTTTTCTATGGCACAACGTGTTACGTTGGCACAAACACAATTACAATTAGCTCAAGCTGACCCTGCTTCACATAACATGTATGAAGCATATAGAAGAATGTATCAGGCACTTGGTGTAAAAGATATTGATGTTTTACTTCCTGTCCCTGCAGAGCCTCAACCGATGGACCCTGGCACAGAAAATTCAGGCGCTGTAAATGGATCACCCCTTGTAGCATTTAGAGGACAAAACCATAATGCTCACCTTGATGCTCATAGAGCATTAATGTCGTCGTTTTTAGTAAAAAGTAACCCTCAAGTTATGGCTATTTTACAATCACATATCATGGAACATGTTAGTATACAGGCAAGAGAAGAAGTTGAAGAAGAATCTAAACCTGAAATAGATCAAATAACAGCTCAGTACGGCGGTCAAATACCAGAAGAGCTACAATTACAGGTTCAAGAACGTATAGAAAGTCAAGTTGCAGAAAAAATTGCAGAAATGACAGATGAAATGGTTCAAGAAGAGGCTGAAGCAGTACAAGAAATGAATCAAGATCCACTTGTGGGGCTAAAACAACAAGAAATTGACCTTAGAGCACAAGATATACAAAGAAAAGCTATGGTTGATGAAGCTCAAATAGGTATTGATGAGAAAAAACTACAACAAACAGCAAAAATAGCGCAAGACAGAATAGATTCACAAGAAGATATTGCACAATTACGTGCAAATGTTAATCTATCTAAACAAAATGATAATAATGTTAAGCGCAACAGATAAATTACAGGAATATTTTAACGAATTAATGAATTTTTCCGACACAGCAGTAACAAGTCAAGAAGAACAAATACTTTTAGCAGGTGCAATGATGGGTGTAGCTAAAATGCTGTATCATAACAACCTTACTGAACAAGAATATGACAAAATTATGAATCATAATGGAAGAGACTTGCTAAACCTACTAAAACCAACTATACATTAATAAATGTCAAAAAAATCTAAAACAAAATTTGGTATGCTTTCTGTAAAAGCAGGAATAGATAATAATCCTAATCCTACAAAGGCTGATAGAATAGCAGGAGCTACGAAAAAGTTAAAAAAAGGCGGTCTAGCAGGTAGGCTAGCTCAACGTGGTTACGGAAAGGCAAGATAATGAAGTTTAAAAATACAAAAATGAAAGAAGTTCCTCAAAAAAACTCTTTTCCAAACTTACAAGTTTCATCTGATGCTGCAATTGTTTACTCTCCTTTTGTTGTGAAAAAAAACAAAGGTTCTGGCCCAAAAGGACAGACAAGCAACGCGCAGATTAAAAAGGTGGCTTTTAAAGGCGTAAAATAGTATAATTCGCACTTTAA